ATGGGGTTGTTCTCTAAAGGAAAACAAGAGTCTAAAAAGGCTTTGCCTCCGCGGAGGCGTAATGTTGGTAATAGCGGCACTCAACGTTATAACAATAACTCAGCTTTCAGAAGTGGACGCACTATGGCAGGTACTACGATGTATCGTCTTAATAACTCTGATAGAAGCGCCATTAAAACTGCTACACCCCGTGAAAAAATGCACCATCTAGAGCATGTACGCAAAAGACTTGCCTGGATTTTTACTGGACTTATCGTTGCGTGTATAGGGCTTGCTTTGTTTTTGTGGCAGTTTATAGCTAGTGTAGTTATTGAATCTAATACTGCGGCTGTTATATCTCAGGATAATCTTGATGTTTATAGTAAGTCTATTCAAAAGTATTTAACTAACAATCCAACCGAACGATTAAGATTCAATCTTAATCATAATTCCCTAAATGAATATATTATAAAATTACATCCAGAGATTAGCTCAGTATCAAAAGGCGATTCAGCTGGTTTTACAAAAACTCGCTTTACCGTGAACTTTCGTAAACCTGTAGTTTTATGGCAGGTTGATTCTGTTAAGTATTTTGTTGACGCTAATGGTGTTTCATTCACGAAGAATATTTATGAGAATCCAAAGGTCACTATTGTAGATAATAGTGGTGTTCGCTATACTCCAGGCACCGCCATCGCTAGTGCGCGCTTTTTAAGCTTTGTGGGACGTTCAATCGGTGTTATACAATCGCGTGGTATGTCAGTTAATAAGATTACGATACCAGCTGGTACATCTCGGCAAGTTGAAGTGTTAATTAATGATGTACCATACCCATTTATATTATCTATAGATCGCCTTCCAGGTGGTCAAGTGGAGGATATGCAGCGAGTAATAGAGTATTTTGCGCGAGGCGGTAGATTGCCAAAATATGTTGACATTCGCGTAAAAGGAAAAGCATTCTACAGAGAGTAGAGGAGTAAGAGACTTCTTTTTTTATAGGTTTTAATATTTTAGGGAGGGGTATGCATACCCCTCTACTCTATGTTCTATTTTTGTTCCTTTATTAGTAGTTAGTTAAGGTTATTATAAAAAACATATAATTATATATATTATATAAAAAGTCAAATAATATGATACATAAGATAGAGTAGAGGGTAGTAATGATATGAAATATATAAAAAGTCAAATAATTAGAGCTAAAATCTGTGGAAAACTTATAAAATATATATTTATAAACAAAATATTATAAAAGTCAAATAAATTATGTCTAAGTAAGCTGCTGAGACTCGTAAGATATAGATATGTATACAAAATATTTTCGGGAATGGCTGGTCGGATTTTCTTGTAAAGTAAATGATTAACTATAAATTAATTATTAATTATAAATTATTAATTATAATATGGTCAATAAATTGATGAATAATTTAGGTATATTCTCCTGTTTTAGTAAAATATTCATTATATATTAAAATTACGCATCATATTGTGATATATAATGAATCAAGATATTAATAAGTTATTAATATCGTAAAATCTACATTGTGCGACATTAAAACTATATAACTCATGTTATACTTCATGTGTAATATTAAGCGTTTAAAAATGTCGAAAGGAAAATTTTAAAATGAATAAAGACAATATTATTAGCGCAATCCCCCGTGTTTATATAAAAACTGAAAAGTCTCCAAAAACTGGAAATGAATTCACCCGCATGTATATAGAATTCATGAACGGTTATGTTTATAAAGCTTTTGTCAATGACGAACAGAAATTCGCTATTAATGATGCCGTTATTAGGTCTCAATCTAATAACATACCAGAACCTGGAACTCCTGAAAATTCCGCATTCTTTTCAAGATAGCAAGATAGTTTAAGTTCTATTTTTGTTCTATTTTGGTGGGTGTCAGCGCAAGTCGGATTCAGAGCTTTAGATATTGTTCAATCAATTACACATTCTTAATATTCCAGCCCACCCCCTCTATATAAATTTTAAAATTAGAAAGGATAACAAGGTGCAGTTACTTACAGCAGAGAATGCCACCGCTATTATTACTGAAGTTGCAAAATATTTCAGTAGCAACTGGGTTGGCTTTGCCGTTTTGATTGGGTTTGGTGTAGGCTTTAATTTATTCCGCCGTGTGCTCAATCGCTCCCTCAAAGGGCGCGGCATATAGCTTTGTGGGGGCTCCACCACGCCCCCACCCTTGTAAATTTTAAAATGACAACTCAAGAGATTATATCAATTATTACAAGCACAATTTCAAGTAATTTTTCATCTTTATTAGCGATCATAGCCGTTGGTGCAGGCGTCAAAATCGTTTTAGATGTGATTTTTAAGTCATTATATAGTATAACCAGCTCTAAGGATTAATTATGATCACCACAACAGAACTTCAACTAATGCTTGATAATCTATTAATCAAGTTTTTCATTATCACTTTAAGTATTTTTATTTGTTGCTATTTAATTAGTAGAATTTCTTATAGAAAAGATTAGATTATGAAAAGATTAATCATTTCAGTTTTAAGTTTAAGCTTAATTATTCAGCTTGTAGCGCCTGCTTTCGTTTCTGCTAAGTCCCCCTATGATGATGATATTAAAACAACACCTAGTTTAACTATTCCTAGAATTCGTGATAATGGTAGAGATTGTAGCCGTTCTGAAGATGGTTACGGCGATATTTCTAATAACTACATGTATTTTTTGGAACGCGCAGTAAATCGCACGCGCCCGCAATATAAGCAGCAGCTTTTAGATCAATATAGAGAATTTCGCACGATTATAGATACTGAAGACTTGGGTTATTGGGCGATTTTTCAAAGAGAACAGAAATTCTTTTTTGTTTTTACCAGAAAAGAAAATTTTTTATATGCTGGAATAGGTCCTGGTATACATTTTAGTAATAAGAATCATAAGCCTTTTGGATTTATTGAATTATCTGATCATTTTGGTTGTAACTATCGTCCTATTTTACATTCTTACGGCGATTTTTTATCCCAGGATTCTTATGCTAATATTTATTCAGGTTCTAAAGTGTTTATAAATAATTTTCCAATAATATACCCAAAAGGCTATGAGGGTGAGCGATTTGATGATTTAAAGCTTAAGCAAAATATCACGCCATCTGTCCATTATTCCGTTAACGGTTTAAAGCTTGACGCATTTTTATGTACAAAACAGTTTCAAGATTTGTGTAAACCAATGACGTATCCATGGGGACGCGATACGAAGTTTAAATATGAGATTAAGCATGATCCTGGTGATTCTAAGCCTATATATAGTTCTGGAGATTTAAGCTTAGCCGACGCGTTACATTTTACCTATAATTTCGAAAATAAAGGAAAATATTATTTGATTTTACAATATGTTTTTCCAGGAATCCCCTATCCATCTCACGAAGATAAGTACAATTTCCACGTTTTGAATTTACCAATTTTAATCGATGGCTCTAGCTATTTTTCAGGCACAAAATCACAGAATTGTGAAAACGGCGCTTGCAAAGAATATTCGCCATTTAAAGATTGTTCTAGTTTAAATATAATCCAGGCTATAGGTTGTCATCTGGATAATTTTGGAATTGCTTTAAAGTCATACCTCGCCTATTTATTTATTCCCGATATAACAGATTTAAAAGATTATTTTAAAAATTTTACGGATTCAATGTCAAAATCTCTCGGATTCTTATGGTCGCCTTTTGATTTTACCATTAACATTTTAAAGTCTATCACCTCTTCAGATATAACTAATAATACTTGCGATATTGGCTATAATTTAAAATTGTGTGCCTGGCGCTTTAATTTTCCTCAACTATGGGATATTTTCCAGAGATTACTACAGTCTGCCGTTGTCATACTTTTAATTTACGCTTATTGGCGCAAAATTACGAACATTTTCGATATTGACAAGTCTTCGGAGGTTTCAGAGTGATTTTTACTATTATTATCCAAATGATTTTAAATTTATTAACTTTTATCTTTGGTTGGTTTAAATTACCACCATTACCACAACCGTTACAAGATTCTTTAAACTATATAACGCAATTCTTTACAACGCCTATTCAAATTTTCAAGAATCTACTTGGCAATGATTTTTTCAAGGTGATCATAATTTTAATTATCACATATATGCTTTTATCGCCTCTTATACATATGTCTTTATGGTTATATAAGCGCATCAGAGGTTAAATTTAAAATTAAAAAAGGAGTTGACCATGTCAGAGATTTTAAATTTTATTAAACGTGATCTTAAATTTCACGTTGACGCTGTAAAAGAGAACTACCGTTTATCCAGAGATCCATTCTATTTTAAGCCAGCTGGAATCCAGGCTTTTTATGGAGAACAAGGTTCTGGGAAAACCATAACGCTTATATACTTTGCAACGCGGATACGTAGGGCGTATCCGCATGCCGTAGTCGTATCTAACATAGTGCTCAAAAATATGATTCCGCTTAATTTCCACGACAACCCTTCCCTCTTACTGGACTTTATAAGCCGCGGTTTCGATACAAGCCGATATTACATATTTTACCAGTCTAAGTTAGGCTATGAGCTGGTTATAAAGCATGTTAGGAACGGTAAATACGGCGTCATAATGCTGACGGACGAATACCAAAATTATTTTTCGAACCAGGATAGCAGGAACGTACCACCATGGGTCATAGAGCAGCACGCGCAGAACCGCAAGCAACGGCGATTACACTTGGTAACGTCTCAAGATTACGACCAGATAAACAAGCAGACTCGCAGGCGTTCTGACATTGCTTTTAAATGTCGTTCGATAGGATTCCCGTTTACCCGTGGTGCGATTTTTACGCTTTATTGGGCGTTCGATTCAAAAAAATTGGACTTTAGCAATTCAGGACGTCAGAATGGCGCTAATCCGCTTAAGTTTGGCTGTTTTTTCCATTCGCAAAAATTAAGAGATTCATATGATACGTATCAGGTAGTCTTTACAGGAGACGAAAATCCTAATGTTTATTCAAGTTTTAATCAAAATATAAATTTAAATTATTCAGATATAAAAATTAAGAAAAAACGTCGCATTTTTCGTAAAGGGTAGCGGTGGGCTAACCGCGCCGTGCGCGGTGCCCGCCGATGTGTCCCCGCGCGCTTGCGCGCATACTTGATAATAGGGACACATTATGTGCGTTTACTACTGTTAAATAGGTTTCGGGGTATGATTTATGATCAGTAAATTTAGCGTTAGAGATAATGAAAAATTAATCTCTAATATAGTAAAGGTTTATCCACATATGACTAAAATCATAATCTATCATAATTCTTATAAAATTTATTTTGGCATTGAGAAAAACAAAGATGATTCAGGTGAAACTAAAGTCTCTAAAATCTCTCAAAAAATAAACGATAATCGTTCTCTTAGAAGAACCAAAACATTAGTCAAAGACATAATTTTGTGCAATCATTTTGATTATTTCTGTACTTTTACTTTTGACCGCCGTAAACATAACCGTTATGATGTTGATCATTGCAAACATGTTATGCATATGTGGTTACATCGTCAACGCGAAAAGTCTCCAGATTTAAAATATTTAGTAGTGCCAGAACTTCATAAAGATGGTGCTTTACACTTCCATTCTCTTTTTAAAAGCTATAATGGTTATCTTAAAAAACTAAATATCAAAACTAAATCAGGTAGAGATATGTATAATATTTCAAGCTGGCGTGCTGGTAAAATATCCTCTGCCGTCCCCATTACCGATAATCCAGAGGCTGTTGCTAATTACGTTTTAAAACAATATTTAATTAAAGATATGCCGTTATTTTCAGGCAAAAAGCGCTACTGGTGCTCTCAAAACTTAAAGCGCCCACAAACAACCGTAAACGGCGTTGAAGAGTTTGGTTTAGGTAAAATTGTTAGAAACTCAAAGCCAGATTATATTAATGATAATTATGAGATTCAATATCACGCTAGCAGAGGTTCTAAAATTGATTCTAAAGATTTATTATTAGATTTACCGTTTTAATTTTTATTATTTAATCTTTTAATTTCATCTAATATTTTATCTAATCTATTATTAGTGCTGCTATTTATACTTGCAATAATTAAACAAGCTAATGCTATTACTACTATGCAAACAAAATTGATACATAACATTATCTGAATGATTTCTGGTATTTTTTCTATTGGTATTTTAAACATTTTTTGTCCTTTTTATTTTATTTTTTAGTAATTTAATTTTAGCATAATCCTTATATTTTTTAAACCTGTCAATAGCATTTTGTAGTATTATTTGCAATATTTTTAATCTGTTGACGACCAC